TGGACTATACCAATTATAAGTTTCTTTCAGCCAAGCACGTTTCTCTCGTGCCTCTTCCAGTGTGTATGTGCCTTCTAATTCTACTGTTCGTTTTACTTCAGGACTTTTATCTTTGTATATTAATTTAAATAACATTTACATTACTCCTTGTGCTTGATTAAATTCATCCTCAAAAGGATTTTCTATTTGTGACATTCTACCAGACTTTTTATCATAATGCAAGAAACAACTTACACCAGTCTCGCCGGTGTATCTATTTTTTAATATACGAATTGTCGTAGTACAAGCAATAACATCATCATCTGATTGTTGATTTCTTTCTAAAGCTATCACACTATCAGATAGGTGTGCGATACTTGCACTTCCTCTAAGGTGTGACAAGGTAACTTCTTTTCCATTCTCGTGACCAAGGTCTCCTGTTGGTCTCCTAAGATGCGACACTAATAATAAACCTACTCCTGTCTCTTCAACTAAGGAACGTAGCTTAGTCATCAATACATCTATAGATTTTCTTTCATCTCCATCATCTTGTCCACTCACCAGAATAGATAAGTGGTCTAAGAATATCCACTTACAATCTAAAGACTTAGCCATAAACCTAACTCTAGAAAGTATCTCATCATTATCTATAGAACCAAAGTGGTCAAAGGCAAAGAACCTACCAGAACCTATAGTATCTTTTTGCCATTTGTTTAATTGTTCTCTAGAGAATTTATTTCTTATCTCTTTGATATACAATCTTTCATTGGCCTCCACAGACATAATATTAAAAGCAGTATTCTTTGTGCTTTCTTCTAATGCTAATATTCCTATGTTGTCATTAGAGTTTCTTAGAATGTGATGCATAAGCTCACGCATAATAGAAGACTTACCCATGCCGGCACCAGAAGTAAATGTAACTAACTCTCCTGTTCGCATGCCATATGTTTTTTCATTCATAGCATTCCAAGGATAAGGTATAGTTTCACAATACTCCTCTTCATACAAAGTATCTCCTAGTTTAGCTAGGTTCATTATGCCAGCCGGTGTGTAAGATTCTGCACTCCACCAGTTCTGTACAAACTCTTTTGCTTTACCCATTTTTAAATATTCATTTGGGTCTTTGTATTCTAATCTAACAATCTTACATTTGTTAGGTTCAAATAATTGTGCTACCTTTTGTGATGCCTCTACACCAGGCTTATCAGTATCAAAACATACCACCACATTTTCAAAACTATTCAAGTATTCTAAGTGCTGTTTGCAATTCTGTACAGCACTTTGAACACCATTCTTTATTGATACCACTGCCCACTTACTTCCTAACATTTCATAAACAGACATAGCATCTATCTCACCTTCAACGATAGTAATATATTTACCACCGGAGTTAAATAAATTTTGGCCAAACAGTAAGGCATCACTCATATCACCTTGTGACCATATTCTTTTACCTTCTACTTGTCTTACTTTTGTAGCTATGTGGCTACCTTCTGCATTGTAATACTCATAGTAGTGGTGAGATATTACTGAACCATTTACTCTTAACTTAGTTCTGTACTTTCTGGCAGTATCTTCTGATATTCTTCTATCAGTTATACTCCCATACTCACCTGTACTTGAAACTTTGTTTTGTATATCTACAACTTTCGTTTCCATTTTTGCCTCTCCTACGTTATTAAATCTTTTCTGACATGAAAAGCAGAAGGCATGCCCATCAGCATGAATGTTATAACCATTTCTTGATTCACCACAAGGGCATTGTCCTCTACTTATCCAATTACTTTTCATTACATCATACCCATTGCATTAGTTAAACCTATGACAGTGTATATGACTGTGTACCATAATAAAAATTCTAACAATTTATATTCCTTTCTAATTATTTAAATGTATAATATATCATCATAATAAATACATACAATACCCATAATGATAATAATAATATAAAAATATTTATTGTATATTTTATAATATAATTATTAATAATATTATATATATAATTAAATATTATAATAAACTTTTTCATAATGTCAAGAAGAATCTTTCAAAATATCTTTATAAAGTCTTTCTGCTGAATCAATATCTAAACCTATGCTATTCCTACAATCTTGTTTCGCATACATTCTAGCCTCTTCATTAGAACAACCTTCTCTTTTGTACTCTTTAAATAACTTTCGGTACATTCTTCTCTCATCTTTATCCCAAAGATTATCCATTTTAGTTCTCCTAATAATTATATAATAAAAAAAATAAACTTGTAACTAATAATAGTGGGAATATATTATTTGTCCACAAGTATTTTATCTTCTTTGGTTTTTGAAACCATCTTCCGGTAGCTTTTAATCTTCTTTCCCTATCACTACTCATCTTTTAAATGTTCTGCATCAGGCATTTCTGCATCTCCTAACCAAACTCCACCGGAGTTATTTGTAACTTGTTTACCATTATCTTTCTCAATACCTATTGCCCTTCGCAGTTTATAATTCTCATCAGTCAATGCTTTAATTCTTTTATTAGCATTAACTAATTGTCCTTGTAATTCTTTTACATTCTTTTCTAATAAAGTTATTACAACTGGGTCATACATAGTTTATCTCCTTGTTAATAAATAGGCAAGTAGTATTATAAACATTCCTACCACTATGCCTCCTAAAAAATAATATAGTGTAAATATTTCAGTCATCAATGCATCATCTCAATTCTTACTCCTTCAGATTGAGCTATAGTTAGATTAACTCCCCAAGATTCCAGGGTTTCTAGTGCCTCTTCCTTTGTTTCAAACTTTAATATTTTATTATCATCATCCACTAATTGGTCAATAGGCCACGTTTCGTGCCAAGGAAATGTTTTTAATTTACTAGGACTCCTAAATTTATAATGAGCTATCACGTACATTTTTATCTCTCTTTCTGTCATACTTCTTTTTGTTCTTAATAACCCTTTGCCTATATCTTGTGTCAAGTAAATTTTTTGCTACAAGATTTGGTATCTTAGATATCTTTTTTATTTTTATCATAAGGGTCTATTAACATTATACCATAAATATTTATTTTATGCAACTGTTCAATAAGTTATAATAGTAAGTCCACAATCTTCTATCTGTAGGGTTTACTTCTCCAGTAACTCTCCACCATTCTTCAGACTGTTTCCAACCTTTATAATACTTATCTTCAATAATATTTATCTTATCTTGTATCTGTTTAATATTTAATTTACTCATCTTTATCTCCTGATATAGCTCCTATTTTTCCTTTGAAGGGAATCACCTTACCTTTTGGTTTAGTGTTCTCCACGAGCTTTATATCCGGTTTAAACGATACTTCTTCGCCAAAAAAATAATCTTCTAGCTCGTGAAATCCTCCTATGTGTTCGTAGATTTGTGGCACAGTTTTATGGCCGGCCTTTTTAAATCTCCTAACCTTCTCTGCCGTATCTAGTTTTCTCTCTTCATAAGGCACATTCATATCTTCTAATAAAGACTTTGCCTCTGTACAATATATGCAGTTATCTTGTGTATATATAATATATTTACTCATCTTTTAAATTCTCCCCTCCTTGTACTATCTCCATTTGTGAATCTTCTCCATAGTCTGTACCATCATAATAAACTTTAAAGTTTACTTTGGTGTTACAGTAAGGCAACTCATCAAAAGTTTCAGAGTATCCTTGTTCTGGTATACCTACTTCTTTATACGCATCTTGTAATTGACTCTCAGTTAGCTTTCTATCTGAACTTATTGTATATCTTCTGGAATCAGTAGACCATTCTTCTACAACGTATGTATATTCTTTACTCATCTTTGTACTCCTCTATAGTTATTTCAGTTTGTCCATCAGCCTCTATAACAGTTTCTAGTTTACAATTATTTAAATTATAATTGTCTAGAAAGTAAAACTGTATACGACTATCTGGGTCACAAAGTTTTAATTGTTTTATAAACTCTTTAACCTTCATCTTTATACTCCTCTTCTACTTCAATTTTTAATCTGTGGTTAATAATATCTAGTAACATACTTGATGCTACTGTGTTGCTTGGTGCAGTATCAAACGCTAGGTCTGTAACTAATAACTGAACAGCAATAATAGTATTAGGTATAGTTACCTTATTGTGTATCTCATCAAATAAATCTAACATTTTATCTCTGACTAAATTAATCTGCTCGTCATCTCCTAGTGGTCTTTTATCATCTAGCTTTACTACTTTTAGTTTTGTTTTATTTTTAGAACCTTGGTTCATATAACTCTCCTTGTTTAATTAATAATCTATAATGTTTTTCTAATGCCGTCAAGGTTTTTACTTCGTCTTCTCTTCCTTCCCATTCAGCATCAGATAAATTTCTTATGGTCTTCTTCAGCTCTTCTTGAATATCTATTAAGTTCTTATCCATTAATCTCTATATCCTATAGGCTCTACATCTTCACCCATAACCACCCTACAACCGGTAGGAGCTTCATCACAATTAGGATAACTATAGCAACCTAAATGTGGGTCAATGTTTAAAAAATCTTTTAAATCTTTTTTACTTAAAAATACTGTATGCTTTTCACTATCATAGTCGTGTAAAAGTATCTCATTAAAATCAAAAGAACATTTAAACTGTAGTGTTTGTACTTCATTAGTTTTGTTATTTAATATATAAATATTTCTAGCCATATATAACTCTCCAAAATGTTTTAAATTCCTGGTTCTCTCCATAGAAGTCTGAAATCCAGGTGCCGGTTCTTAAATAATGTCGCATCTCTCTTATGTATGCCTGCCGGTAATAGTAATCTGATATTGCACCTTTTATATTATTATTAATAGCTTTCTTTAAAAAAGGTAACTCACGTTCATTAACAGATATCCAATGCAGAACCTTATCTGCTGATAGGTAATAGTCTTTGCCTTTATCTGTTATTGATTTATGTATCATCTCTATCCTCTTCACTGAACATACCAAAATGAGCTATGAAGTTACAAAAATCATCTAGTATTTCTATAAACATATCTTGGCCTTCTTCAGTATAGCTTGTATTCCCTTCGCTATCTTCTTGAATATATTTATTGTAATCATCTCCTAACTTTGCTTTCATAACCTTGTCTGCCATATCACAAGTATATTCATTGTATACTTCTGCACTAAAATAAGTATTATTTGACATAGCTATCTCTTGATTCATACCTAACAAACTTCAACACAATCCTATCATCATCATCTCTTACAGACATATTAAAGTGTTCCCATACATCACTCATCTCATCTCCATAGATGTAAATTAATTTATCTTTAGGTTTCTTTTTTATTTTAATTGTTTTCTTTGGCATTCATATTCTCCTTTGTTGGTATTTTTGAAAAACAATTTTCACATAAACAATCGTTACTACCTAGGTCATAATCCTCTTCTATATCTCCTTGCCAGTAATAATATAAATCTTCATCAGTCGTTTGACATTCATTACATTGTGCCATTTCTAATCTCCTCATTAATTTTTTGCAATACTACATCTAAATTATTTTTTTTAAGTTCACAAAGTAATTTTATACTATCGTCAGCTACAGAAAAATCTTGTTCTATCCATTCCTTTTCTTGCTCCTTCCAATCTTTAACATCTTTATCTGTGCCAAAAGAAACAGTATATTTGTTATTTTCATAAACTTTTCTGATATATATTTTACTCATAAATATCTCCTATCCGGATTAGTTTGTAACTTTCTATCTATAAATCCTTTTTCATATTTATATGCCCACTTACTATTCTTGTCAATGTATATTATTCTATCAGAATCTTGTTTATATACTTGCATATCACAACCTAGCATTGTCCATAGGCCTTGATGTAACTCCCAATGTTCTGCCGGTGTTAAGTTTTTAATCATCTGCTTTACCTCCTACATATATTAAATAAAATCCTAGTGAAAGACTAACTGCTCCCATTATAATTGTTATATCTGAATCGCTACCAGAAATAATACCAACTCCGGATATCAATAAAGATAACCCAAAGAAATAAAAAACATAATTCACTTCTTTAACTCCTTCCTTGCCATATCAATTAGTCGTAGTAACTTAAATAAATCTTTGTTTAAATCATAGTCTTCTGTGTTTAGCTGATACTCTTCAGTCTGCATCTCCTCTAACTTCTCCTCTATATCATCTAATATAGATATTAATTTATTCTTAACAGTTTGTTCTGGTCTTAACTTCACTACGCACTCTCCTTCTCTTTTTCTTTAACATAATTTGCATCTTCTTTCATACATTTGTCAATAAATTTTTTATGATTAACAAAACTATCCCATTCTTGTAATTCTCTACGAGTACCATAGCCATATATTTCACGACTGGTAATCTCTCCAAACAAATCAATATGTTTTAATAATTTTTCTTCTCTTAATATACTTAACTCACAACCAATTTTGTCATCATACTCCTCTTCTTTTTTATTTTGTAACAAAGGAAGTTTAGGACAAGTCGCCATTCTTTTTGTTTTTTTATTTGTATTTTTAAAAAACATACTAAAGTTTGGTAGTGCTAAAAATTCACAAGCATACGGATTACAATACTCATCAACATTCCAAAATAAATCATAGATATCATAGCCAGACACAATTCCTACTGCTACATTACCTAACTGTTTTTTATCATCTTCCTCAACATAATAATCTTTTCTTAATCTAATTAAATAAATCATTATGCACTCTCCCTTTCTAAATCTGCTTGCTGATTAACCCACCTATCTTCTTCTTCTATCTCTTTTACTTCTTTATCTATTAAATTTTGTAGTGCTTGATTAATTTTATCTAGTTCTGCTCTTAATTTAATAACACTACTTGTTATCTTCTTTAACTCTTCTGCTCTTCTTATATTATTCTGTATCATATTTATTATCCATTCATTATTTTATCTAGTGATTCTTGTTTAAAATGTTTCTTAACTGCATCTATCATAATATCTTGTAGCCTTACTAATCCTACTCCTACAAATCTATTAGCTTTAATGATAGCATCTATAACTTCTTCTATATCTACATTATTATCTTTTAAAAAGTCAAGTATTAATTTTTCTCTATCTGTAAATTCTTCCATATTATTCTCCTATTAATTATGTTGGCCAAGACGTGTACTTACTCCACATCTCGTGCCAGTGTTCATACATTTGGTCTATTAGTTCGTGCCAGTTATCACAATCCAAAGGCAATGCTATCACTCCTTGTATCATAAGTCTATCAACTTTTGCTATAGCCTCACTTAATGATTCACTTTCCTTCATAGTATCCTCTATGATGTTCCAAGTCTTATCATCTTGCTCCATAATATTTTCTTTTGTTTTACTCACCTTTAAACCTCAATTATTTTAAATTTAGAATCCGGATATTCCTCTTTCCATTCTATAAGACTATGTTCTGCATCTTCTTTGCTATAATAAATATCTCCGTCACAAGCCCAACCTTTGCTAGTGTGTTTCATTAATATATATTTTGTTTGTTTACTCATCAATTACCTCCATATTTATTGCGTTCTTTTATTAATCTCAATGCCTCTTCTTGCGTTTGTGTTTCTTCGTATACTCTCCAGTTAGCTTTAGCATTAGGCAAAGTTTCTATTACATATTGGCCGTTAGTATTGTGCCGGAAGATATCCATATACAATTCTTCTACTACCTCTCTATACTCTTCTTGAGTATATTTAGATACATCTATTTCTTGCACTAATGTTGCAAAGTGTTGCACGTTTATTTTATTAAATCTACTCATTTACAATCCCCTTCTCATTAGCAATCTTCTCTAACTCAATTTGTATTCTATCTTGTAAAGGAAAAGAATACTTGTGTTCGTCTAATGGTATATTTACTTTACCATTCCTCTCAAACTCATTTAAGATAGCATCAGTTATTAACATAGCTATGTCTAAATTATTTCTACTCATACTAATATCTCCTCTATTGTTTTAGTTAAAAATTTCTTTGCCTCTTCCCAAGAATATCCAATCGCTATTAACTTGTCAATACCTTCTTCTAAACTTATTACACTATTTCTGTAACTATCTCTTATCTCAACTTGTTCTCTTATGTACTTGTATTCATTCACTTTTTTATCTCCTAATCTATGTAAACTTCTAATGGTCTACCTAACCACTTCTGGCCAAAGTACCAGACCTTACCTTCTTTAGTGTGAAAATGAAAAGCATCTATATCTATTTCTTCTAACCAATTATCTTTATCTTTTAAATATAAAGAGTCTAATCTATTTATTAAATCTTTTTTATTCAGTCTTATATATTCTCCTTCTAATCCTTCTTTAGTTACTCTTAAATATCCATATATTCTTTTAGCTTGATATATAAAAGTTCTAAATTGTATAAATGTATTTTCATATTTGTTATTCATTTTTATCTCTCCTATTTTTATTTTACGTTACTCCTACTATTATAATAATCAATCTATATATTTTATAAGTTTTTCTTATAGCCCTTATAGGTGGAGAGTAAAGGATTTGCACCTTTCTTTAGGAAGTTAGAGTTCCTACCTAGACACCTTAGCTCTAACTCTAAGGGATTATCTTTTATTACTCTAGGAACGGCCTACGCTGTTTCACTCTATAGGATATCACTCCTATAAATCACACAACCTCGCTAGACACTCTCCATATATAAAGGCTATTTTCTAGCCTCTTTTCTCATTGCTCTTACGAAGTGTACAAAGTCCATTTCTTCAACTTTAACTCCCTTTCTTTCCTCTTCGAAGAACTCCTGAACATCTTTAGGAACAGGTTTTTTATGAGCTGTTTCTGTAAACTTTTTCATATCTTTCATTTTCATTTTATATAACTCCTATTGTTATGTTAATTTTATTTTTATAAATAATAATTTTAAATATCTTTAGAAGTGTTTTAAATTTTAAATATCTTTAAAAGTGTTTTAAAATTATTATTTATATTATTATAGTACATTATTTTTATAATTATTATATCTATATCTATTATTAGTTTTTCTTATACTCTATTACTTTTTATAACTGTTATCTTTGGTAAATTCTTTGGCCTTCCGTTAGTCTTTACCGCTTCTATTATGGTATTATCATTGCTTTTAATATAACATCTTCTACAAGTGATACATTTCTGGCCAGTGCAATTTTGCCTTTCTTTTAGTGTGTCTTTGTCTACATTATTAAATACTTTATCAAAATATATAGGCTTGTCTTTGGCCTCTATAACTTTATTTATTAGCGGATTGCTATAAAC